TAGCGCACCTGCTTTGGGAGCAGGGGGTCGTGGGTTCGAATCCCGCTACCCCGACAATAAATAAAACACTGATAATTAAGTTGTTAACTTGACTATCGGCGTTTATTTTTATTGATAATAGTTCCGATAGCCATTAAAAAAAAGGAATTTTATGCACTTTTTTGACTTGATTTGGCAGAAAGTGCTGCAAATCTCCTGCAAATTTTAAGACTATGGCAACAAAAATCTACCTGGATAAGCGTTCTGCCAAAAAAGATGGGACTTATCCGCTAAAAATTTCTGTGAGTTATAAAGGTGCGTACACTCTTATTCCTACCGGCATTTATTTGCTGCCGGAACATTGGGATGAAACGAGTAACAAAGTAATCAAGCACATTTCCCGCACAAGTCTGAACCAGCTTGTAAGAACCCGGCTTTCAGTAATAGAACTATGTCTGATTAACATGCAAGGGAAAAGGCCTAAAAGTGGAAAAGAATTGCGTACTATTATTGAAAGAGCCATTTCCGGAAATAGCTACGACGACGAGGACAAATGCTTGTTCTGCCAATACATGGAAAGCTTCATGAACTCAAGAAAGGCCCAAAGCACTAAAGAATTATACGCATACACGCTTGGAAGGATAAAGGCTTATACTGAAAATTGGGAAAGCTTAACCTTTGATGACATTACATATAAGTGGCTCACTTCTTTCTCTGAATATCTTGAGTGTAAAACCAATACGGTGAGTATTCATTTGAGAAATATCCGTGCTGTTTTTAATGAGGCTATAAAGAATGATATAATAACCTGCTACCCTTTTAAAAAGTTCAAAATAGAGCAGGAAGCTACTCCCAAACGCTCATTGTTGCCGGAGCAGTTGGCTATGCTCCGAGATTACGAATGTGAGGAACATCAGAAAAAATATCGTGATATATTCATGCTGATATTTTATCTTATAGGCATAAATACTAAGGATTTGTTCAGCCTCACTTCTAAAAACGCTGTTAATGGACGTATAGAGTACAGACGGGCTAAAACGGGTAGATGGTATTCTATAAAGTTGGAACCGGAGGCGATGGTATTAATAGAAAGGTATAAGGGAAAAAATTATCTGCTTTCTGTTTTGGATGAATACGGGAATTACAAGGATTTTCAACATCGTATGAATGATAACTTATCCGAGATTGGTCCAACTGTCAGAAAAGGGCTTGGTGGTAAAAAGTATAGGGAGCCTCTGTTTCCGGAATTGACCACATATTGGGCCCGGCATAGCTGGGCAACAATCGCTCACAAAATTGGTATATCGAAAGATGTTATATCAATGGCATTGGGACATTCATTTGGATGCAAGACTACTGACATTTATATAGATTTTGACCGGGATAAAGTGGACGAAGCTAATCGGAAAGTGATTGACTATATAAATAAATGTAGGAAATAGCGTTATTTTTATCAAATCTTTGCTCTATGCAATCTTTCTTATCATGCTTGGCAATTTATCAAGCAAAGATATAAAGTTGATTTTAGCCAAAGAAAAAGCCCGGCACTCAGAAAAAGAAACCGGGCTTTTAAGCGAATAAAAGTAACTAAATACTTTAATCCACAACAACGATGCAAATATACTAAATCTTTTCATTTTTAGGAAAAGAAGTATGATAAATATATGTAATACTATTATTGTAAGCATAATTTTCAGTTTTAATATTATTGCCTTTTTCTCTATAATTAATAACTCCATTTTTACCATTAGCTTAATTAAGAATAAAATTAAGTCTTTAATTAAGACTAATATTTGTATTTCCATTTCTAATTTGTATTTTTGCATACATTATTAATTTAAAAACAAGTCTAATGGCAAGAGTAATATCAAATAAAAGTGTTTCTAAAGCGAATTATCGTGTTAGCATAGGGCGCTCTTGTGTTACTGGCAGAGATAGCTCACATGTAACAGCTACTGCTAATACTTCTTTTGGAAATAAAAGAATTGTTGTTTCTCGTGAAGCTGTTGTAAAAGCGGGGTCAGAGGCTTTAAAAAGATATTCAAAATAGAAAAATGGGGCGTCAATACAATTATATATATAAGAAATTAGTAAACTCCGAAGATGATTTAATTGGATTGATAGCTTATGGAATTTATAAAAAGCATAAGATAGAATTTATTGAGCAAATCCAAGAAGAATATAAACGCGAACCAACAGACGAAGAATGCTCAAGTTTTTTTATATCTTCCACTACTGACAGCCAAATCATAAAATATAGAAATGATGCATCATCTCTATTATCTGAAGTTGTAGCAAATACTACGGCAGAAGAATTGGATAGATATGAAAGTGAGATGTTAGCAAGTTATGAAAGTAGCATTAAGAAATGTCTGCCACCTTGGTGGCATAATGTACTTTGGAGTGTATTAGCTTCTTTTGTCTTTGCAGGATTAGGAATTTTCTTTTATTATTTAGGACTTACTGAGAAACAATCTACTCCCCAGCAAGTCGAATTGAAAATAAGTACAGATTCTATTGATATAAAGCCTCATGTCAGTATTCATAAATAATACAAAAGCCCCGTCAATGGGGCTTTCTTTTTAAGAGCCATACAATAATGAATAGTACAGAAACGGAAATGGCACACCATCCTATCTGTTTGAATAATGTACTTTCTTCCCTTTGTTTTTCTATCTCATTTTGCAGGACAATATTTTCTTTTCTGTTGATTTCTCCTGACATTCCTTTATTGATGTTGGTTTCGGATGTATTTTCTGCTTTTTTGGTAATCTCTTTCGTTTTTTGGGTAATCTCTTCACTTTTGACGGGAGGTTTCCCCGTATCCGGATTAACGGGTTTTTCTGTATCATATTCGGTTTTTGTAATAGTGGTTAGTTCAGTGGTCCTTTCTTCCTCATTTGATTTTTCAACATGCTTGGATGTGGTTGTATCGGCTATTTGTGCCTGCTCAACTACTTGCATGGAATAATCATTCTTGGTTGCTGATTTATTTGTTCCACACGAATTGAATAACAGCAGGAGAAATAGAACTTGGAACGGACATTTAATCACACATAAAGAAATGAAATTCATAATTCTATCCAACATAACTCAAATCCTCCAATCTGTTTAGCCATCCTTTTTTAAATTTATTGTTTGCCGGACGTTTACGGCATATTTCGTCGATATAACGCTTGCGTTCCGCTTTAATCATTCCGAACAGAGGCAAAGGGCTGAATGAGTTTATTGCCGCCAGTGTTTTCGGACCTACAATGCCATCCTGCTTTACACCGAGAATTTTTTGCACGCGTGTTATGCCGGGTTTTCCGCTTCCCCAAACCCAGTCTACGACAATATTGGCAATTGATTGACTTTCGATTTCATCGGCCCTACATCTGTCCCAATAATGGGGTTTGAGAACACGGTTAACAACATCATCGCGAGTTAGCAAATGCAAGTCGTTAACATCTATGTCACCATCACCATCTTTATCATATCCTACTTGTTTCCAAGTGGAAATAGTAACCCCCATATTGGTAGCACCGCCAAGGTCTTGAGGGTCATTAATAAAACCGCCTTCCCATTTCAGAATGTACGGTACAAGCTTCATTACATCAGCCATTTTAATCCTCCTATAATTTTGTTTCTTTATATTCCGGTAAAATATATTGTATGTTTATTGCTGCTTCGTGCAGGACCTTATGAAGTTCATCCTCATTCAAATCCGCTTCATCTGTAAACTCACAGAAGATATTTCCGACCCAATCTTGGGATGAGTTAAGCCGTTTAATCGCAACGCTGTTACATCCGTTTGTTGATAGTAGAGATTGGGCAACTTTATCCTTAACTTGGCTATCAATGTCTGAATAGAACATGAAAAGATTCTTTGCGAGATTTTCTGCAAAAACAGCGACCTCACTCATGGGAAGTGATTGGATGTTCTCACGCATCCCGGCTATACCTTTCCGCTTTACTTCGAACTGTACCGAAAGAAAAGCTATATGCCCCAAAGGGTGTGGTTGTACAATGTACACACGGTCTGCCTTTGTTTCATAAAGCACACGCCAAAGCTCACCAAACACCCTTGCTGAATTTTCGCTTCTACGATAACTCTTTCTTTCTTCCTCTTTCTTGAAATATTCTACCTTTAAATCAGTCAGTTTGTTCTTTGTATACTGATTGTAAGCGAAATAAGCAGCAGCCAATGTGCCAATGGCACTAAAAATATTCGCAATATCTATTTCCATATGTTATACTTTTCTTCAAAACTACCAATTATAGCTTACATTATAAGCTGTTTTCAAATAGAATTAACCCACTTTATTTAATTAATGAGTGATATTACTATAATAACGGTTTATATTGCAATTAATAGCGTGTATATTCCAATGAAACTCCACTCATGCTTAGAACACTCCATCCGCATTTCTCAGCCGTTATAACATAATAGCTTATATCTTCCCATCTTATTCCATTATAAATGAAAACAGAATCATACCTTGAAATATACACCCAATTTTTTTCGGGATTTTCAGGAGCTTGGTCCAGTTTTCCTTTCCATATTATCGGGCTGTTTTCGTGTGTTGTGATTTCGTTCCATTGACCGAACCAATAGACATAATTTCTGTTTTTTTCAGTATTATAGTACATATAACCGTTTGATGGGTTTGGTATAGCCTTGTTTGACTGACCTTTCCAACTTAAAAGTGACGGGCTGTATGTCCCTTTTTCAATAATGCCTATCAGTTCAATGACACCGTTTATCCATGTTATCTTATTAGGGTCTGCCCATGACAATAAGTCTGATTCAGAAGAATTTGAGGATGTTCCCCTTAATTGCCCCCCATCATCAATACAAACGGAACTGTACCTAATACTTCCTACTGTTCGGGTATATGGTGGATAACAGCCATTATGTAATATTACCCTTGAACCTATGTATTGGATTTCATTTGGCAATATTATAGTAGCCCCGTTACTTTCTCCATCCATATCGACCTTTAGATTCAATTCTTTATTGATTTTATAGCCGTATTGTCCTTGACTGCTGTCTTTTGTATATATAGCATCACTTTCCTCTACCAAATGGAAATTCGTTTTCAAATACCCGGAAAATGTTCCCGAAGTTCCTTCCATTGACCCATCATCCAATATTTTAAATTTTCCGTCCTTCGAAAAAACTTTCTTTACAATTAAATTGTTTGTGTCAATAAGGTCATTTTTCAGATAACCCCCTTCAATAATTGTCTGTTTTAGTACAGCATTGTCCTTTAAGTCCTTAAAACTGCCACCAATAAACTCATCAAACTTTTGTGAATATTCATCCGAATACCCTTTCAGTTTGTCTTGAATTGCCTTGTTTGCAACTTCTACGGCTGTGTTAAAGTCAGCATACGCACTGTTGAAAGTGGCATATTTGTTATCAACATTGTTTTTTTCGGTTACGGTGGTTCTACCATCGGCGATAGCGGAATTGATTGCGCTGATAAGGTTTTCAATACTGCCCATAAGCGTAACCTTGGCATTCAGAAGCCCGGTCTTTGCAGTTCCAGTAAGATAGGCGTTTGTGTACAGTTTGTTATACGCAGCTTCCACGGCGGCTTTCGTGTTGTTCACTGTGTTGATGTACTTTTCAATCGCTTTCGCTTCCGCTTCCGTAATTATGCCGTCAGCAAACGCACCGTTCACATAGTTATTCAGATTTCCAACGGCAGTATTAGCGTTTTTTGCGCTCTCAACGGCGGTGTTGGCGGTGTTCTGTGCTTGAGTTATCAGATTGTTCACATCTCCCCATTCGCTAAGTTCATATAAGCCCGATGAACCGGATTTGAATGTTATTTTTCCGGATATGATACCTTTCAATAAATCAAAATAAGTGTTCCCGTCTGTGGAAACAATTTTGTCAGTGGTCACACGTCCAGGCAAAATTTCTGAAAAACCGTATAGAGTGACAAAATTCCTTTCCCCTTCATATTCACTATTTAAAATTCCGGTAAGAAAATGATAATAGCCTTGTACTTGCTCTAATTTTATGGCGGTTTCGCTCAAAAGGAAACTTCCTGCAGAAGCTGATTTGTTGGCCTTTATATACAAGTAGTATTTTTTCTCCGGTTCAAACAATGATGGCGAGTTATACTCTGATATATCCCAATATTTATACTCATTCGCCTTGTGGCTTGCAGAAAGAGTGTTAATTCCTAATGTCATATGCTGTATGATACCTGCCGGACAATGAAGAACCATTGTTTCTTTATCATATGTAACAACATGGTTGACTGTTACGGGATTGGTTTTGCTGTTTACAAAACGGAATTGCAGGCTTTCATCTCCGACAAGAAGCTGCATAGTTTGAACAGCAACCGGGTTTATAGCTTCCGAGAAGTTCAACAAGGCATCCTCAAGCATCCCCATTGTTTCCTTGGCATCCCGGAATCTTCTTTTTGTAAATTTTAAGGCATCCTTGTATCTGTCTTCTATAACAACTTCATTCTGCCCCGGCTTATTCAATTCGCTGGATATGGAAGCTCCGACAGTCGTATTTGAAAGTTCGATTTCCGGTTTGTATGGCTGGTTTACATATCGCTTTACCCCGGTAATTCTGATAAGCGAGCCTTCCGGCATGAAATGTTCATCGGAGAACAGAACATAACCGCCCAATATAATTTTCCCACCTATCTGCAACCATCGTTTCTTGGCCCAAATGCCATCAAGTGTTCCGGTGAAAGTGAATTTCTTGTCTTCATGTTCATATAGGAATTTAGCCGCTTCCCGAAACATGTCCCAGCTTGCGCCCGTCTGCGTCTTATTGTCACATATATAAGAATCGGGCAACTGTATGCCAAAGACCGCATAGCTATCGCCGGGTTGTGGCGTGTATATTTTACCGTCCGGCATAGTAATGCCGTCTATTTCCTGGGGAACAATCTCAAACCGTTTTCCCGGCTTTGTCTTTCCCTGGACGGTAGTAGGCTTATGGTAATATTTAACCTCAAATTCCTTATCAGAGCCGGAAAGCATACCCGTTTGAAAAATTACGGTCATGTTTTCCCCATCAATCAAATAATCCTCAAAATCCAAACTGTCCGGTATTGAGTTGTCTATGAAATCATAAAGACTGTCTTCTGCATTGACTTCAATCACACTGCTTACAGTCCCTACACGGCTGGGGTATATTTCGGAACAATCCAAGCTGTCTTCATGCCCGGTGGTTAACGCCTTGTCCGCACGCATAACTGCAAGCCCGTCGGAAGAAGACTTGTATGTTCGTCCTTCATAGGTTAATGTTTGGGATTTCGGCAAAAGAAGTTCTTTACTTCCGTATTTGCTGAAATCTATATTTCTGTCTGTCCCTTGTACCAAAATGATTTCAACCGGAATATCGCCGGATTCACGCCCGACACCAGTCTTGAAGCCGTTACCTTTTCCATACGAAAGCACAAGCGGACTACTTTTGTTGTACTCAACTTTCCGTAGATGAACGGTCTTGTTGATTATCTGCCATTCTGTCCCTATCTGATTGGCAAAATCGTTTAGCCCGTCAAGAATGTAGGTATGGTTGTATTCAAACGTTACTTCCTTGCCTTCGACACATTCGCCGACTTTCCATCCGCTGCTTCTCCGGTTGGCATTGGCAACAAACAACTCAAGATGTTCTCGAGGCGTTGCAGTATATGAGAATTTTATCCGGTTGTCAACCGTATTGCGTATTTTCCACAATTTTAAATCTGACTGGTCCGTTTCCAACAGCAAAGTGTATTCATATTTTCTGGTCCCTTCTTTGGTAAAATTGCTGTCCTTTTTCAACGAATAACGCTCACCGGCAAAATCACAATATGAACCTACCGGGATTTTAATGTATTTCTCCGAAGAAAAATACAGTGTCAAGCTGTTTTCACCCATGACAGAATTATATGAATAACTATCATCCGTAACCGGAAGGATTATTTTTTCATTTCCATTGTATAGCGTAATCATAGCTGTTACCTTTTATTCCGGCGTGCTTTGTCGAACATCTTTTCAAGTTCCCTTTCTGTGGGTACAAAAGCATCATCCGGCGCGTCAATTAAATAATAAGCCCTATCATCACCGACAGAAAACATACAACATTCTATCGGGAAAACTACTTCTCCGGTATCTTGCTGGTGTTCCCGGCAGTCCTCAAGAAAGTTGGTTAACACCTCCGAAGAATGCCATGTGACACATAAGACACCCGAAATTCGTAATTGCATGCGACAATAAAAGTCGCAGTTTCTGACATTACTTTTTTCCTCCTTCTTGAAATCAATAACATCAACCCTTACCCGTTTGTCTATGAGTTGGGTAACATCAATATAGGAGCCGCGAAAGCCGCCCCTATATTTTACGGAAATAGAACTTAACTTTGGCATTACTCACCTGCAAGAATTATATCAATCTGTTCTTTCTCAAATCCGTTTTCAGACAGAACATTTTCCCATTCTTCCTCAGTTGGTTCATGGTCCGCTTGAACTGCTACAAAATCAGCGCACGGGACGGCCACGATAGCGCGTTGCCCGTTGTCCTCTGCTGTTTCTTCCAACTCTACTTCGCGATGATTGTAAAACCTTCTGTATTCGTCTATTCCCGGTTGTGGTACTGGCAATTTCATAGCCTTTACCTCTTTTTCCCTTGGCATATCTGTCGATGCGCCGAAAAACTTCACTGTGCTCATTTTTTAATTGTTTTAAAAGGTTATAACTATCACAATATTTTAACATACCTAAATAGCTGCAAACGCTGTTTCTCTCATACATCCCGTCAATGGCCGGATGTTTGTCAAAACAGTTAAGTTTACGCACGAAACGCATTGCTGTGGCCTTACGTAACCGGACGTTGTTTTTTCCTACTGCATATCCGCAAAAATCAATTCGCCGGGCTGAAACGGGAAACACCTCTATTTTTCCGAAAGTGATGCCGAATTGAGCCGCAAACTCTTTCATCTTTGGTATCCATTCTGCTGCCTTCTCCTTGGTTTCGCATAGAATAACCATATCATCCACATAACGGGAGTAATATTTCACACCAAGAATCTGCAATACAAAATAGTCAAAAGGTGTAAGATAATAATTCCCGTTGTTCTGTGAAGGCAAGGCCCCGATAGAAACACCAAGCTCGCTTTCCGGCTGGTAACTCATAATTATTTTCTCAAATAATTTCAAAGCCGCCTCACCCTTATATTTTCCGCGTATCAGCTCAACCAACTTTTGCTTGTTGATATTGGGATAATACTTCTTGGCATCCAGCTTTATAACATATTCAAAACCGCTTCGATGCAAGTCCTTACGCACTTGTTTATTGGCTTTCAATGTTCCTCTGCCTTTAATGCTTCCAAATGTCCGGTTTATGAATTTCTTATGAAGTGAGAAATGATAAACCAATGCTTGATGTACAATCCTATCTTCAATGCAAACAGTATGAATATGCCTCCATTTACCCTCGGTATACAACCAAAAGAAACGGCCAGTGTCCGGTTCCCATGTTCCATTTAGCAACCGCTTTTGCAGGCTCTTTAGGTTTGCTGTTAAATTCTTCTCAAAATCAATAACATCTCTGCGTTTGTCTTTTCCATCACCTATACTGCACAAACGCCAGGCATTATATAGGCTGTTAAAACTCGCTATCTCCTTTATATCGACAAATGTTCTTTTACCCATAACATTTCAATCTGTTTTACAGAAGTTGCTTCCTTCTGTTTGGGCGGCTTTCATACCTGCGTACAACTGCAACGCTACTAACCGACCATTTATGTAGCATATTTCACTCGCCTTTCGTGTTTTAAATCCTATCCGAGCGGCAGAAAATTTTCTGCAATTAGTGAGGCTGATTGCTCCCCGAGATTTTTTATTTCAATATCTTTACTTTCGCTGCTACAAAGCATTTAGGAGTTAGGGCACCCCCGTAGTTCGCGTTCGAGTTCGAGGCAACGTTGTTCGAATTCAAGACCGACACACCAAGCGCGGCACCGTTGTTCGCACTACCAACACCAGCGGGAGTGAGAGCAAAGCCCACGGGACGGGCAAGCCGCCCCGATTTCGATTTCAATTCTTTCGTTTTTCCGATTTTCAAGACCGATTTTGCTTCACTTCGTTACGCCACTACCGCACCATCGGGAATCGTGTCTGTCGGGTCATCGGAAGCAAGGGCACCCCCGCAGCACGCGATCGAGTGCGAGGCAACGTGGTGCGAATTCAAGACCGACACACCAAGCGCGGCACCGCTGTACGCACCACCAACACCAGCGGGAATATAGACTGTACCGGAACCAGGGGAAGCAACACGCCAAAATCTGTCACAATGTCCGGTTGTACTTGAACCTCCCAACATAGTAGGTATCAAAGTATCTTCAAAATCTTCAAGGATATAACCACCATCTGAATATCCGGATTGTACATTTGGCTCCTCACAGATAGATTCATAATCTGCGGTAACAGTAAAAGCTATCTTTGAAAGGTCCTTGCAACGGTACCAAACTCCATCCTTTTTCAAATATCCGGTTTCCCAAATCCAATACGGTCCGGAAAGCATATTCTCACGCCATAACCATTTGCAAGGCTTAACAGTGACTTGTGCTGAATCGGAGTTTGATACATTGATGCTTTTTTCCCCCTTATGTCCGGAAATACTCATGGTTTCCCCAGTCTTATGGAATTGCCCATAGGAAGATTGGCCCCCGTTTGCCGCTTGTGTGAACTTTCCCCACCAATCCCACGTAACATTACTGATACCTGCAAATACGGATTGTGAGTTGAACGTCTTTTCAATCAGCCAAAAGTACATTCTATACACTTCACGGTCCTGCGTTGCAATCTCACGGAAATGGTCGCCAAGATTTTTCGCAAACTGGTGATATTGTGTCAAGTTATAATTTTGAGTGCTCCATTTTCCAGCATTAGACAAGAGAACCTGCTTGGAATCATGTGTTTCTACGGTTCCACCAAAAAGATTGAGAAAACGGCGACGAACATATTTGTATCCGCGGACCTTGTGAATTGAAAATTTGAATATCTTCTCATTAGTGGAAGCGTTGTATTCATATTTCCGGTAAAAGCCACCACATTGTAACATGGATTGCAACGTCCAGTCGTTTAATGTAGCGGGAAGGCCATCAGAAGTTTTTAATATGTCGTTCCCATTCAGATAAGCTACAATATTGCTGTTTCGGTCAATTAAAACCGGATAAGCCGTTGCTGCAATGTGGTTAATCATCCCCACATTGTCGATAATAACCGGGGTTGCACTCGTTTGCCCGCTGAAACGTTTGAGGGTTACACGGTTTAAAGGAACATCCGGGTAAACTCCGTTTGCATCGGGTGCCGCTGAAATAATTTCACTCACAGAACATTTTCGGCTCTGTCCGTCTTGTACGATTTCAAACAATTCACTGCCAGTTAAAGGGTTGGCAGGGTCCATCTCAGAAATTTTCATATTACATTGATATTTAAAAGTTTAACATTCTATTTCTTCCCCGTTTTCTGTTGTACGGGCAGTTCCATTTTCTGTTGTGCGAGCTTGTAATGCTCTGAATTTTACCGTTACTTGTTTCCAAAGGAATGACGATATTGTAGAAATCACATTGATAACAAGATTTCCGGCCTCTGTGGGGGATGAAACAACTCCATCCGGATTTATAGTACCGTTACCGCTTGCAATTTGGAAAATGACACTCTGATTGGCTGTCTTTGGGAATATCTGTTTTGTTAAGATAGGCGAAGAACCTACGACAGCATTAATCGTTTCTTGAACAACAAGTGTTGCGGGTATTCGGGCAAACACATTGACACCATCAATCTGCGAAACAAGGTCATAAGCGTCTTGTGCGGTTTTTGTGGCAGTTCTGACTTCCGAAAGAAGTTCCCGAAGGTTGGAAAGTTCCGTTTCTGTTTCAGAAATGAGGCTGCTGGCTGTGTCAGCGGCGGTATTGGCACTACTTGCAGCTGAATTTGCATTTGCGGCCTGCTGTGTAGCCTGCACAATAGCTGCTTCCGCTTTCTGAACCGCTTCCAAAGCCTTGTTTGTGGCCTCCAACGCTTTCTTTGCCGCTTCTGTAGCTTGTGAACCTTTAGCCAGGCATTTCCACCAGGTTGAATCGGTTATAGCGTGTCCGATATTACCATCTTTCAGAGAAAGATAGCAGCTATCATCTGTTACTATGAAATTGAACCTCTTATATGTTACAGAACTACTGTAAACGCCTTTATCCACAAAGGCTACTTGACCTAAATTTATAACTCCTCCAGCCATATATTATTTGAATTTAAAGTTTAGACATCCGTCAGCATCCAACTCGAACTGGTCTGCCGCTATATCATCTTGATAGGACATGTACAGACACATATCATCGTCCAATATCTCAAAAGAAGGATATAGTACACCGCCTTTTGCTAATATCCCGGTATCAACATACATTTTCTTGGATTCGTCCCACTTCCACCAGTTCCCGTTTTCCCCCATCTTGGGAGGGTTATCGGCGTGTTCTTTTGCCCGGTCAGCTTGTGTGTCAGCGTTTCCCGCCGCCTTATTAGCTTTCGTTGCGGCATTGTTTGCAGAGGAAGCGGCACTGTTTGCTGAATTGGTGGCGGTCACAGCGGCTTCCTTTATCTCTTCCAAATCCTCACGGGCATTGTCCGCATTGGTGGCGGCGGTATTGGCCTTTGCAGCCGCATTGTTGGCATTGGTTGTGGCGGTGTTCGCCGATACGGTTGCCTTGTCAGCGTTTCCCGCTGCCGTATTTGCTTTCGTAGCGGCACTGTTGGCAGAGGAAGCCGCACTGTTGGCTGAACCAGCCGCATTGTTCGCTTTTGTAGCAGCCTCCAAAGCCTTTTGGGCTGCGGAAACAGCATTCTCATAAGCAGTCTGAATATACTCCAAACTGACTTTTACACTTGTCTGTACACCGTTTATCAGCTTTACGCCGATTGTGTATAACCCTTTCAGATTATCCGCAAGGGTCAACTCGCTGATTTTTTTCTTTTTAATTGGCATAATCGTTCAAATCTATATAATACTCGCCATCCTCAGTAATAACCAGTTCACCCGCTTCTGTGGCAAGAAGGTACTCGACACCGTTTACCCGGAATGAAGTGAATGTAAGAGTAAGGCCAAACTCAAGCCACACTCTTCCGTCTGATAATAGCTGAAATCGGGATGTGGATAAACCGTTATAATAACATGGATATTCTTCTACAAACTCCCCGAAATAGAAATACCGTTCCGCATCTTCATACTCATATCCTTCATCATCAGTCTTTTTTGTTCGTTTTATTAAGTCATACACCAATGCGTTAAGATTGCGCCACATATTTTCCACATTCCGGCAACGCATCCAGCATTTGAGTGTAACATCCTTTTTCGAGAACACAACTTCTTGACCGTCATAAGTAACTCCGGACTGGCTGGGAATGTCAATCAGAAGGTTTTTCTTTACAGAAGGCATCTTGATTATTTCCGTATTGGAACCGTCCAATATGAAAACCCCGTAATCGGATAGTGGTTTCCCATCAATCTCATAGCCTTCTTGAGCAGGTATTCCACCGTCAAATATCGGCTCTGCATAAGTATATCCTTCCATCGGGAAATCATCGGAGAAGGACAAGGAAAACGTTTCGATATTCCGGTATATTTTTTTACCGGGATTGGAAACCAAACGCAGGCGGCGTACACACCCTGCCTCGACAAAATTGTACTCATGAAAGGCACCGTCAGAAATCAGAGAAATAAAGTCCGCTGTCTTAAAGTAATCACAGCAATAAAACGTTATACTGAACTCCATAGCATTCAAGACCGGGGAGGATAGGTCAACTTCCACACCGTCATATTCGGGCCATACATTTTCATCAAGCTCTTTAAAACCGGGAAAGGAGATAAGCCCGTTATAGCCGTTGTTTGCGACAAACAAGCCATAAACCGAATATGCATCCTTTCCGTCTATGTAGAATTTCCCTTTCATGGCATCACTTCTTTAAATTCACACCTCTTGTATTGATTGTACCTAATTCCCGCTTTATGGAATCATTCTGTTCGATAACCTTTTCGGTCTTGTCGCACAAGTCCTTTGTATTTCTGTCAATGTTTGTCAGCTTTTCAAGAGCCTGCGAACTTACCGTAACAAGAACTTTCACATTCTCATTTATGGAATATGTATGCCCCTGCATCGCGGTTAACCGTCCGTTCGTTTCATTAACGCTGTCTTGGCTTGCTGTAATCCCGCTTTTAGAACTTGCCTTCCGTTCTTCTTCATCCGGCTGGAAAATATCAAAGCCTTTATCTGCCGCCATATTCTGATATTTCTTCAGAAGCTCATTATACATTCCTTGTTGGGAAAGGACATCATTTGTCAGCCCATCAAGAATTGATACATAGTTGTTGAATTTCTGTTCATCGGTCAGATTTTCATTCTGCATTACATCAAGCATACGCTCCTGGGCCTTTTCAATGTATGGTGCAATCGTTACAGTATAAATCATTTCTTTGGCAAGCTTCTCAAGCATGGATGAAACGCTTTTGTAGAAGGCTTCTCCAGCATCGGTCCCGTTACGGAAAGCGTCAACAAGGGCATCGCTCATTGTATTGCCAAGCTCACCGAAAATATCTGTCAAGTAATCCTTTACAACCTGCAACGCATCCTCAGCCTGCTGGCTTAAATCAATCAAGTTTTGCAATGCCGCTTTATCTTCGTCCGACATTGTTCGTGTGGATATGATTGTTTCAGCAAGGGAGGCATTGAACTTTCCGTTTTGCTCTATGAGTTCCGGATAAACATCAAGTATTGATGAATAAATGTCTTTTCCTTTGCCCCATCCAAACAACCCGGTTTTCTTGTGTCCCGTCTTTATTTCAATGTCGGCAAGTCCGGCATAAGCCTTCTTTAATTCCGCTTTGGCATCCTTAATGCCAAAGACCTTTTGAATGAAGCTTGTTTTACCTTGCTCTTTTTTCTGCTCGTAAGTTCCGGAAAGTTCTTTATTCAGTTCTTCTGTTGCTTCTTTCAGAACCTTAACCGCATTGGCAGCTTTCCCGTATTCGTCGGTCCCCAAAACCGTTGTAGCCTTCTCATATTCCAGGTTCTGTTGCATGAGAAGCAGGTTATATGAACGCTGCTGGGAAATAGCTTCATTCATGATTTCCTTCAATGCAGCCTTGTGGCGTGCATTGGCTGAGAAGGCCTTGCCAATCCAATTTACCGCTTCACCCACTGCGGCACCAATACCTCCCACTATGCCACCTTTGGCAAACCCTTGTCCGATATTGGAAATGGAGGACATTACCCCCTGCACTGTGTCCATCGCTTCCGACATGGAGGAATTTCCCATAGCGTCGAACATGTCGGAAAGATTTCCGGCAAGGTTGCCTACCATTCCGGCTGATTCAGCCGCAGCCTCGCCAATTTTGGCAAGTTTCGCTTCTGTTGATTTGTTTCCACTTCCTTCACCGGATTTAAACAACTCCTTTACACCTTTAATCAGAGCATCGAACGGGTTCTTTTTAACTCCTGCGGAATACAGTTCTTCAACGGCTTTCTGTATGGCCTTTATATCCTTAGGAGAAGCTTTCAGAGCCTTTAACTGTTCAGCCGTGAAGCCAAATTTTGGGGTTATGTCCTCGGCTTTAGTCTTGGATAAATAAGACAACAACTGTTCTGCAGAAGAAACTATTTTGTTTATTTCTGATACGGATTTATTGGATGCATCTTCGAATAATTTAATGAGTAAATCCGATGTTTTCTGCATTGATGCAATCTCTTCGTCATTGACGCTTTTAATCGCATCCTTACGTTTGGTTTCAAGTTCCGTAAGTGCTGTTTCTTTCATATCTTGTGGAATGTCTGTACCATCAGACCTTTTCCCGTTCTCAATGGCCTTACGTTCCGCATCATATTGTTTGTTTATTTCGGTACGGCGTTGCTCATAGCTTTTGTATTTGTCAAACAACTCTTTCAAGAGCTTGTCATTTGCTGTTTTTTGATAATCATTGGCAACATCAACATACTCTTTCAACTGCTTCTGCTGGGCAACGGACAAATCTGCGACAGTGGATTTCGGAGTGAATACAAGTCCCTTATCCTTATAATCCGGATTTCTGCTTATCCATTCTTCGCGCTCCTGCTCCTGCATTTCCTTAACCCATTGCTCCTCACGAAGTCTGTTCGCTTCAATCAGTCTGTCGTAGGTGAGGTCTATTTGTGCCTTTTCCTTCTCGTAACCTTCCTTCATTGCGTCAATCCTGGACTGACGAATATCAAATTCAGACTGTTTCTCTTGGTTTATGCGCTCCTTCTTGTATTCTTCAATCTTCTGCAAGCGTTCAGCCTGCTCCACCTTCATATGATTGGCCTCTTTCTGCTTTCTTGCAGCATCATTCTCCGTTTTGGAAAGCTTGGAACCGGTAGCACCGCCCAGGTCCTTGTATGCCTTTTCAGTTGTTTCTACATTCTTCTTGGCGGTTTCATACTGTTCTTTACTGAATTTTTCCTTGTCCTTCTCAATGGCGGCAAGTTCTTTTTTGGCAGTTTCCCATTTTTCCTTTGCTACTTTGAATGCTTCGGCATAAGTTGTGACCTTCTCCGGATTGAGTTTCTTGTTTCGTGCCGATACGACAGACTCAATAAGGGAACGTATGGTTTTAACATCATATATGGCTTCATCCGAAAGGGTCCCTTCAACATCAATGGGCAGTTTCATCTTCACTTTGGCATCATCTCCCAAAGAACCAATCTTTTTGTTCAGAACATCAATATAGTGCTGTAATTCGTCTGCATTTACATTCTTCAAACCGGATAGGAACTGTTCGGAAATATTTTCTCCGCGTTTCTGCAACATGGCATCGCGGGTGGCACGAAGTTCCTTCAATTTGTTCATATATCCCCCGTTGGCACCGGAATTAGCCTTTACAAGTGCCTCATATTTCGCTATCTCTTTTTCTATGAGAACAAAATCTGTTTTTTCCTTTACTCTTGCCCGCAGGTTATCTTCTTCATTTATCTGTTGTTTGAGTTTCAGAATATCTGCCAACTTGATGGATTCAATATCATATTGGGCAAAAATCTTAGGATATTCTTTTCTCAAAGCCGCCAAGCTCTGGCCGCGCTGGGTGTCGGACAATGCCGCATCACGTGCACTGTTTATCAGACGGTCTATTTCTTGTCTGCGTTTTTCTTCCGCTTCTGCCGCCTCTTTCTGTCTTTCATTGAAACGTGCCTGCGCCTTTTCCGCAGAGGTCGTAGAATCATGGAATGCCCATGCAGCCGTAACAACTGCCCCCAAAGCAACGGCTGCGAGCACATAAGGATTGGCAAGCATTGTGGCATTAAGAAGTTTTTGAGCCTTCTCCGCAAGAAGAAGTGCTCTATAATTCAATGTTTGGGCTATAGTGTATCCTTTCTCCGCTTCGGTGGCAAGAATAACAGCAACCTTATACATGCCATAAGTCGCAATCATGCTGGCAAGAATGGTACCAAGTTTCTCGTAGTTCTTGACGGCAGTAGTTGCAAGTGAAATACCTTCGGTAATGATACCTTGTCCCTTTTCTCCCATGTCATTGAGAGCGTCTTGTATGGCTCCTTCCAAATTGGAGATGCTGCCCTTTATGCCCTTGCTCTGCTTCTCCAACATACCGTTTAATTTTCCACCTTTTGCGGTTGCATCCTCAAAAGCCTTGGCAACCATATCAGCGGAAATAGCTCCCTTTGACATTTCGTCTTTGAGAGTTTCCATTGATTTCCCGGTTGTTTCAGACATGGTTTTAAGCGGATTAAATCCGGCATTTACCATTTGCAGAAGGTCCTGGCCCATAAGCTTTCCAGCAGCGGACATTTGAGCGAAAGCAAGAGCAAGAGAATTGAAACGTTCCGCATTTCCCATAGAAATGTCACCAATATGTTTCAAAGTCGGCATCACTTTATCAAGACTGACACCAAATCCAAGGAGTAACTGCGCCCCTTTGCTCAAATCGTTTAAAAGTAACGGAGTTTCAACGGCAAACTTTTTCAGTTCAGAGAAAAAAGCAATAGCCTTATCCTTATTGCCGATAAGGGTTTCAAAGGATATTTGGAAACTTTCTATCTCACCGCGTGCGTCAATAATCGCCTTACCGAAGTCCTTAATCATTCCGGCTGTGAAATATCCGGCAATTCCGGCTCCGATTGTGCGGAAAGTCTTGTCAATCCTCTCACCTTCGGACACGGCTTTATTGCCAATGGACTGAAAGGCGTTTTCTGCCCGTCTTGCGTCCCGGAGCATTTGATTAATATCAAGCCCAAGGCTATAACTTTCTTTTCCGTTGTCAGTGTTCATTTTACCTCTTCCTCGTCTGCTAAATCTTTGAAATTATCCGGATTATTGGCATCAATACTATCGTCCCATTCATCCGTTTCTCCATCACTGTTGTAAGTTGGCAGGGAATAGCCGTACATTATCAGATTTTCATAACTCAATTCATTCAGAATGTAATCCGGGGATATTCCAAGATTCTTTGACATTCCGATAATTACGGCCCAAATACTGTCATTTAATTCGCTTTTTCCTTTGTTTTTCGCAGTATGTTCGCTTCGTTTAGGGAAATTATAATTCTGAAAAAAAAAGCGATATGCTGCATTTCAAGAGTGCTTGTAATAAGGGACAGCAATTCCTCATTCGTACATTCCTCAAGAAGCTCTTTCGCAAGCCGGGAACGGTTATCCACTTCCACTGTTTCAACCTTCTTGTATAGCCCGAAGAAACGTTTGGTAACAACTTCTTTTGTGGTGATGATATTCTTTTTGCCAAGTATTAGAGTGGCCGCGATATGACCGATGGCTTCGCAGTCCTTTGCATAGGCCAGTACATACGTCAATACCTCATGCTTTCCTTCAATGAAAGGTGCCAAGGGCAATGTGGCGATATACTTTGAAACTTCAATGATAGTGGCGGCAGAAGGACGGGAAACAGTATAAGCCTTGCCATTCAAGTTAACCTTTAAAGGTTCCTGCAGGACAGTATCTGCAACATACTTTTCAACTGTATCATTCATAATATACGTTTTTAATTAGTGGGCTTCCGGGAATCGAACCCGGCTTTCACCTTAACGCGGCGCGTCCTATCCGATGAACGAAAGCCCTGCCTTTATGCTCCGGCTTGAACTACTGGAACAATTGTTTCCTTTCCATCTGCGGAAATAGTAATCTCTGCGGTGCGTTCATCACCACTGTTGGCGGTGACTTTGGCTGTAACCGTCTTGGATGAAACTGAAACTGTACACCAACTTGCGGATGATTTTGCAGTGACGGTTCCCGTCGCTGTGGCGGTAATGGTTTTGCCGGTTGAATCAACCGCATTTGTAAAGTTCAAAGAAGTAGGAGCGACTGTCAGCTTATTTTTTTTTTTGAATCTTGAATACCAAACGTCAGTTGCGCCCTTCAAGATTTCAAATTCAATATCTGCATAGTTTCCTTCTTCTTCACTCCACCCAGGCTTGTAACTGATATTTGTCTTTGGTGCCTTTATGCCGACAGCCCCGACGTTCTTTGGAGTAAGTCTTACGGACCAGTCACCGTCAACGACGTGGGTCTTTACGTTGAAATCATCACCGGATACAGCGCCAATTCCAAGCATAGTCAAAAGTTCATCGTCCGGTTCAATCACACGGGTTTTAAGGAGAAAACCACCCTCAAGCTGTTCTTTCGCTACGGTCTTTCCTCCCGTTGCCTTCGCCTCAAGAGTATCGCCGTCCGAAGGTTCCAACGTTGATGATTTGTCCTTGATTACCCCTATATCGGTAAGGCTGGATGCCATTGCATCATTTTCGCCCGTCTTTCCGATTTCAATGGTACATTCGGACCATGCCATGATTTTCTTTTTTGAAGCCATACTGTTTTATATTAAAAGGTTATTCTTTCAATTTCTAAATTAACATTTACAAAGTGCTGTTTCATATCCGGTTCCGCGAAACTGTCCGTCAACTTGTATAGACGGAAGGAGTATTCTTCGAACAGAGCATCGTTTAGGGCTTCAACAATGGTTTCGTCATGGTCTGCCAGTTCCTTTAGCCGCGTTTTGTCCTCAACCAAGTTTCCCGTGCCGTTATTTATGTCCGGTACATAGATGTTGATATGAGCGCGTATAGTCTGAATCTGTTCAGAATCGCCACCAGAAATGGCAATTACCGCATCTTCGGAGCTTGAATCAAGAGGTCTTGTCCCTTTCTTATATAAAGCTCCTTTTATGATACCTGGAAGGACATCTACAAGTGTATTGTAAATATCATCCTCAATGCTCAATGCGCTTTTCTTTCCCATTATTTGAATCCTAATCGTTTTAGTGTTCTGCGTACCAACTTTTTGGCCATTATTTCAGAAGTGTCAAGTACATTAAGTCCTTTGGCTTCCACATAGGCCGCATAGTCCATACCAGCGACAACTATCAATACAATGCCAGCCGGATTTTGAGAAATCAGTTGGTTCATTAGTTTTCTACCGGATGCCGGGCCTTTTGTAGCAGTCGGCTTGACAGCCTCAAAACCACCTTGATGCACTACTGAACCATTGTAAAGTATACAATACCCGGTTGAACTTCGCAGATTTCCAGTTTGGTCGGTATATCGACGCTTGGTCCTCGCTTCCCGGACACATTCAAGACCGACGTAATTAAGCATCTGTATCAATGCAGAAATCCTAAAGCGGATACGGCTTTCAACATAGCTTCTGAATTGATTTTCCGGTGAGTTCCTATGTATCGGCATACTTTATTCAACTGTTATTCTTACATTTCCTACGACATCAAGAAACTGTATGTCCTGCACCCGGAATTTACCAACCTTTGCACCACGAGCAGTATTCAGTATGATATATTCAGCATCGAACTCCTGCATGTCAATCAGAACAACAAATTTGGCGCGGGTGAATGTACCGCCTTCGTAGCGTCCTAAATGGTCGTTCTTATTCGTTGTGAAATTACATGGAATATGTTTGCCGGAGGTTTCTTTAACCTCTACCGGGTTGCCGTTCTTAAAACCGCCACCCGTATATTCCACTATTTGTAAAGTTCCGTTTGCTATGACCATGATTACAAATCTTCTCCTTGATAACCGTAAACACCGTGATTGCTTCCTTCCAATTTCTTGCGGATAGAACCAGCCTTCAATTTGAATCGGTTTCTTTCATCATTGGAGAAAGTATATGAGATACCCGCCTGGGATATGTTCGGAGCTTCGGAAAGAAAATCGTATATGCCAGCCTTGGCAAGCATGAAAGATTTACTTTTCCTAATTTCCGGTGTAACCAACTCGTCCGGATTCAACCCGGAATCCTCGGCCACCTCTTCAATGATGGCCGGAGGAATCGGATAGTTTGATATACTTCTTAATGAATTAGAAATAGTTCCCATAGCATACTATTTAGGCCGCATCGCCGTCATTCCAGGTCGTAGCCATAGTATTGATGAATACCAATGACTTTCTTCCGGTTAAAGCAGGCTGAACATAAGCCTCTGACATAGTAACCTCAAGCATCGGGTTTACATCGGAGTAAACCGTCATTTTATAGTATGAACCGTGAGTTTGCAATGCCCCCGTACCCTTAACCAATGGAACGGGCTTGAAGTACGTGTAGCCCAAACGCGCTTCGGCTGAAAGGGTACATACATTCTCATTCCAAGGTTTGATGGTTTCCCGGTTTCCGTCCTTCTGCTCAATCGTAGCATAAGTATCAATAACGAGAATTTGGGGAGCTTTCTTTTTGCGCATATAGCGGTTGATAGTGTCAATATCAACATCATCTATACTTTCAAGACCTACAGCTTTCATCACTACACCGGCAACACGCTTGATGGTCTTTTTCTGTGCACAGAGAAGGTCAAATGCCGACTGTTCCATGATTGCATACTGCGGCTTTCTTCCACCTTTCTTAGACACTATTTTTTGGCCTCTCATAATGTCGGCCAAACCATCGGCAGTTTCCAGGTTATCCCATTTGACTGCTGCACCAATGAAGTTTTCTTCCGGAACATTGAAATTGATTTCATCCTGCTCGGCCATATCTCCATCTATTTTAGCAGTCAAGACCTGCTTTCCGCGAGAACCGATACGCATTGCGTCAATTTCAACACGATAATCCATACCGTCACCGCAAAACTTCACATCATCATAAGTCATATCAACAAGATGCTGGGCAGTGGATGGGTCATCGCTAACGGCTGCAATGGCCTGCAAGTCGTTGTATTCGTTAATCTGAATTTCGTCTTTCTCGCGCGAAATCTCAATTTTTCCTAATGTACCGCTCCATGAACCAACCTTTTTGCGGGTTTTCTTCGGAGCTTTCGTGTTGAAGGCAACACGGTCTGCAGATACGGGAATACCCTCATCCCCTTCAATTCCTTTAAGGTCGAATTTGGGAGTATATTTCAGAGGGAAAAGCTGCGGCCATGCAAGCCCTAAACCGGGCACGTATGAATTGACTTCCAACTCCAAACCGGGTTGGTCGATGTCAAACAAAGGAGCGTTCATCTGTCCCATAGTTATACACATTTAATAGTTGGTAACATGGCTTCAATATCCTTACCGATACAAGCCGTTTCCTTTCTCACATTTGCGCCATTAATCAGACGCACTGGCTGTTCACCCTTGCCGCCGAAAATCTTGTTTCCAAGAATGTATTCGGGGGTATAAATTGGTGTAGCAGCAGAATCATGGGCCGCTTTTGCTTGATAAAGGCTTTCACCTTTCTTTATTACAACTCCCATAGTTACGGTAACTACATCTTTATCATTTGCCGATGTATCTACCTTGGTACAAGCAACCGCTTTTTTACCATAGCCCAAAACATCACCGGAAACGATACCGCTTCCTTTGGCTATGTTGATAGTGCTATCCTCGGCACCTACATCAGCAAGCAAACGGTATGACTTAATTACCGCATATTTCCCATCGGAGTTCAAGCCTACCGCAGTAGTTTCGGGAGCATCAAAACCCGGCTCGACAACAAGACCGCCGCCCGGCTTTTCAGCAAACACTTGTTCAATACGAATCGGGTCTGCCGCTTCTGCTTCGTTGTAAGAAAATCTATCTTTCATTACTACTCACTTGTTTTTGGTAGCCCAACAATGGCCGGGGCAACCGTTTCGGCCTTTCTTGCATTCACTCGCGCTTGAACGAATGGACTTGGTTTCCCGTCATTCCCTGCGCTTGCACCAGTTTTTGGCCTTCCGACAACACCATCGCTTGCAGCCTGGCTGGTTGTTGCATCTTCAATGTCAGGAGTGATTTCTTCAATCCATTCATTAAAATCCGCATCATCCTTGAACTGCATACGGTTAAAGTTCTTCAAGTAGGCCGCTTTCGTTTTTTCGGGGGCATCTTTCAATAGTGCATCCAAAGTAGCCTTCCGGGTATCGGCAACTTTTCCTGCCTTCATCGCCGACAGTTCTTCTTTCAATGCGTTGTTTGATTGAATAAGGGCTTTAGCCCAAGCCGGAACATCTTCATTACCCGTATTACCTTCTGTTTTGTCAACTTTACCGTTTCCATTTGTTCCACCATTCCCATCTTCGTTTCCTTCACTTCCGGTTTCTTCATCTGGGTTGGCGGGTTTACCGTCTTTCAGACCATATTTTTCCTCATAGCTCTTTATAGCCTTCTCCTTTGCATCAGTCACCCGGCTATCTGAATAGCTATCAATCACTTGTTGTAGAGTAAGTTCCTCGACATAAGTTTTGGCTTCCTCTTCATTCTTTACAGTCTTTACGGCTGTTGCCGCTATCCTGCTCAATACTTTTTCGTCTATCCCAGCAAACTTGGTTTTCAACGAATCCAAGATAAAACGTTTTATGCTCATATTAAATCACCTAATTAGTTTATACAAAACTAATGGATATTTGCCTTTTAGCTTATATAATAAGCTTTTATTTAGCACGATTTATTTAATTAAGAACTTAACAAGCAAAGGTAAACGAATATAAATAACATGAAAAGGTTATAAAAATATTTGACATAAATATTGCTATTTTAAAATAACTTTCTATATTCGCCATGTACTTAACAATGAGGTACTTAGAACTTAAATTCACAACAACAATGAAAAAAGGTATTCTAAACTACACGAAAACATTCATCAATCGCAACTTCCGTATGAAAGTCTACGGAGTAGATGAAAACGGGAACCGGATTAATAAGCTGGTAGGCGTTGCTGGATTAATCGCTCTTATCGGAATTGAGCTTTTGAATAAATTTATTGACCGGGCTTTGAAGGCAGGCCTTGACAAATGCGTATGTAAATTAAGACGCGGATTGCAGGTGTCATTTTATAACAAGTAATCGAATAATTATGACAAGGAATATCATCAAAGAAGTTGGTTACAAAGGCCACACAATAACAATGTTTGAAGATGACTTTCATCAAGAATTCGCTATCATAGACAATGATGAATCAAAGCTGTATATCAGTATTGCAGATGCAAAGAGAGTTATTAGAGGCGAACAACCTTATTACGAAGTAAGATAAATTCAAATAGCAGAGCGAAAGCCCTGCATAAATCAACAACGCAATGAAACAATATACAGTATATTTCACTGAGCCTGTATACCATAAATACATTGGTGACAAGTTCAACAAGGAACTAAAGAGATGGGAATACGATGTCGAGTGCGAAGATTGGAAAGACATTTTCACGTTCTACTCTCTTGCTCTGGCAAAGAAACTCATAAAAGCCAATCTTGATAAGTACAAGGGTTCTTGTATTACAAAAATTTGGGTAAACGGAGATTGGGAAAACCTTGGGGAAATAAACCTCAAAGGCTCTAACAAGACATTCGTTGCAAACACCAAACAAAAGAAAGCAAATTATTGATAGGTCACGCCCGGTCTAACCAGCCGGGCAAAACTCCACAACAACATGGAAAATCAAGTAATTTTAAGTAAAAAGAACTGCCATAGAGCAGCGACTGTTAGACAAATAGAGCATCCGGAATACGGAGAATGGCTTTTTGAATGGAGAGGACAAGACTTAGGCGGGAATATGATGCGTAGAGATTATGCGCATATTGCATCAAGACCGGGTTTTGGTGATTCTATTGTGATATATGACAATGAACTTTCAATGTGGGAAATCCTTTCATGGAAGTATGAAGTAAACCTTGAAGAACTTTGGGAAGCGGCTTACAATGCCTTCTACTCTACAAGTTTCGTCCCGGATGAACGCGCCACACAGTACATTCGCGATTATGAAAAGGAGTTGAACTCTGACCTCGCAAATATGCCGGAAAGTGAGAAGGAACGTTACATCACGAAGTATAAGGATTGGGTTCGTACTCTGTTTAGCAAACATTCCCGTATAATGAGCGCGATGATTACCGGGCCGGCGCGTTTTCCCACTCGTAGAAATGAGAAGGCCAACAATTCTTACGATGCATCATGCAGGGAGTTCAGAGAATGGCGGGAAAAGGCTCTCAAAGCAATTGCCCGCCGGATTGAAGAAGCTAAACCATCCGAACAGAGAAAAAACGAAGAATGGATGCGGCTCAAACGCTCAATTTATTCTTCCGCTTGCACAATCAAGGGTATCAATGAAGGAACTGAAAGAGGGTATAACAAGGCTCTGTTTGTTTCCAGCATATACGGTAAAGTTGAAACATACGCAAAGCGAGGTGATGTTGCAACTGTAGAGAAAGCTATTGCTTATGTTCGCGAACTGAACAAGCAATCATCAATCATCACGGAACGTCACAAATTTTTTAAGCTCGTAGAGATGGCAAAAGTTGTGTGCAAGGCACAAGAAGAAAAGACGAACAAAGAAGATGTTGAGATTGAATTTGAAGGTGGAAAAGTGGTGAAAAACTTCTCCGAAGATAGGTTGCAAATAATCTTTCCCGGAAAACCGGATTCAGAAACTATTTCCAAGTTGAAAAGCAACGGGTTCCGTTGGTCGCCTCGTTTTATGGCATGGCAAAGGCAACTTACCGACAATTCTTACTACGCTTGTGCGCGTGTTGTTCCGGTCACTGTTGAACAATTAAAAACAGCATAATGAAAAAGGAAGTAATCAAGGCGGCTTGCAGGTAATTTCTTGCAGCCGTCAACACAATAACATTGTTTTCCTTTGTTTTTACGTAGAATAATATTCGTTCTTGATAAATTATCAAAGTGACAAACAAAAATATCAGAAATTGGGAAAATGGGAAAAATAACTAAATCTTACATCATTAAAGTAAAGTTCGCAGTTCCGGTTGAAGGAAAGCGGGAACACTTCTTTGGTTCTCTTGCCGCAATTTACGAGAAGTTCACTCCATTTCAGATAGGTTGTAAACTTCCGACTTTATGGAAAGCCGGGATTGAACCAGGCAATCCAAAGAATACAAGAAAATGCACCATCTCAAAACATGAGGTATTGCGCAAAGGACAACAGAAAAAAGGAAAGGAGTAAAGAATATGGGCGAAATAGCAGACAGCTTAATTAGCGGTGAATTTGATTTTATTACTGGTGAGTATTTAGGTGATGCAGTCGGTTATCCGAGAACGCACGCTTATGGCAGGCATGAATACATGCCATCGGTTGAAAAGAAGCCTACCAGCAAGGCGAATGTTTGTATAACGAATATGTGCAAAGATAGAGGTTTCAGTAACCGTGAAAAGATTGAACTTGTAGCCAAGTTCTTACATGGTAAAGGGTACAAGCAATTGCCTAATTTATCACATCAGTATAAAATCATTCACAGCCAGTACAAAAATGCTTTTAGAAAGTTTTTGGTTGAACAAGTAAAGCAAAGAAACAATGAGTAAATAAGAGAAGAAAGGAATAAAATGATAATAGCTTGGTTTAGTTGCGGTGTAACATCCGCAGTAGCTTGTAAGATAGCACTAAGTCTGTATGATGATGTGCAGATTTACTACATCGAAACAGGTTCCGGGCATCCTGATAATGTCCGATTTATCTCAGATTGCGAGAGATGGTACGGGCAGCCAATTCATACCATTCGCAGCGATAAGTTTTTTAACGTAAAAGATGTACTGATTAAAAAACGGTACATCAATGGTCCTACTGGTGCA